CATTCCAGCAAGACCAGAAATTACAGGAATTCCAAGATCAGAAATAAAACCAGAACCAGTATGTTTTCTATATCTTTTAACACCACCAGATTTACCATATCCAGTATATCCAGTATCCATAAATGTAGTTCCTCCAAAACCAGAGCCACCACTCATTCCTTCACCAACCATATTAGTATGATTTACATATTCACGATCAATTTTATTGACTCTTTCAGCAATTCTTCTATTGTAAGCGTTATCGTAAGGCATTATATATATTACATATATATATTTTTTTATTTTGAAAATTTTAATTCTATATATATATATGGAATATTCAAGCGCCCTTAATTATTTAGGAATATCTGGGGGATCTCTTGCTATTATATCAACTGTGATATATTTATTACGTAAAACTATATCTTCCAAATGTATTAGAAATAGAGAAGGTCGAACAGTTATAGAACTCGGTTTAAATACTGATGAAATACAATCTATTCAAAGTAATCCTCAATTAAAAGATATGTTTGATCAATTAAAAAATGAACTAAAAAAACAGGTGGTTCCAACACCTACAAATTCAGCAATTTCTCCAAAATCTACACCATCTTTATCAGTTCCTGTATAAACCCTTTACTAGTTTTAATATTTTAATAAATATTAAATATAGTTATTTTTATTGAATTCACATTAATTTACTGTGTTTTCTTCCTCCAGATTTACCATATCCAAGAGCACCTAAAGCAGCTGAAGCAGCTTTGGCGGCAGGATGAGGGGCAAGAGCGAGTCCAATTTTGGCAATTGGTGCGACTTTACCAACAACAGATTTAAGAGTATCGAGGAAACCACCACCAACAAGACGTTTAACGCTTGAGTGGCTGACTGGTTCTTGTCCAGCAGCATCAAGTACATCTTGTTTAGTGAGGATACCAGTATAGGTGGAAGAACTTCCACGTTCGCATACAAATACACCTGAATTGAGAGTAATTAAGCAAGCTTCAGCATCGAGTTGTGCTCCAGTATTGTTATTTACAGTTAATGTAACCTGTAAATTAAAATTTCCTAGTGATCCACTGGCATACCAATCGTCTGAAATTTGAATTGCTTTTCCAAAATCGAGACAAATCATTGATCCAGAAGTTTTTACAGCAACACCAACATTTGGGGTAGCATCAGCAGCAACAGGAGCAGTTTCTTTAAAGGCAGTTCCACTGAATTCATTCCAAGTTTGGTTGCTTCCAGAATCTCTAGCATATCTATAAAGATCATAAGGAGTAGCACTTGAAAGGATACCAGAAGAGTTATTCCAATTAATTGTTATTTTAGTAATTGGTAAGAAATAATCAGGATCTTTTAGAGTACAAGCACCCATTCTTTTTCTTGCTGTAATTATGAGCTTATCTGGAATTTGATTGAGTTGTAAGGTGTTTAATATCATTTCTTGAGAACCTTGAGGAAGAGTTGGAAAGGCTGTGATATACCGAGGAGTTTCATAATAAGGTACAACATTGCGAGCTGGCATTAAGAGAGAAGGAGGTGGAGTAATAAATGTGAATAAAAGTTCATTACCACTAATTGAATAGAGAGTTGTTGAAGTAATATTTTGAGCAGCTAAATTTGCTGATCTAAAAGCTCTATTAGGATTACCAGTTAAATTAAATTGAAAATTTAAATTTTGGACACCATAAATACCTTGATTATTATGTTGCGGGTTAGCCCAGATGAATGGACTGATTAAAAGGGGCTCTGTTACCGTAAATTGTAAATATACAACTACGTTTGGAGCAGCACCAGTAGCACGAACATTGCCAGTAGAATCAGCAGGAACACCAGCAGGTCCAGCAGCAGGTAAGAAAGTTACAGCGAGAGAACCTCTACCCATTAAATCATTATCAGAGCTATTAATATAAGAACCAAGAGGATTATTAGCAGCAGCAATACCATCAGAATAAACTTGATAATTATCAAATTGTGTTGCTGTAGTAGAATTATAAGCCATTAATTCTCTTTGATCATTCATACGTAATAATGATGGTAAAACATCTTGAATATTTGTGCTGACGGTATTGTTGTTAATTGTTGCTGACATCACAGAGCATAAATTATGGAGAGGAAATGGACCGAGAGCAGTATCATAACCATATCTTAATAAATAAGTATTTATTGTTGGAGTTCCAGCAACTCTTACTATAAATGTGCTTTTCCAGAGCACACGACGATCAATAATTGTTTGTTCGCTTGGAACTTGAACATTGAAAGTTACTGATGATGTAGATTGAGAAATAGCTCCAAAGGTAGCTTGAGTTACCTGAGAACCACCTTTTATAACGGCATAATCAATACTATCACTTACCATAAGACGGTCATCATAGACTAATTTTTTAGCGAAATCTGAGGACATTATATATATTATAAAAAGAAATAAATTTAGAACTATAAATAATAATTCTAAACTATACCAAAAATTATTTTTGACCATTAAAACTTTTTTTTCTAAATAGAAGTTTTAAGTTAGCATTACAACCAACTAATAGAAGTAAAGGATGAAGTCCGCCATAAACATCTTTCCAATAACAAGATAATTCTATACTATTTAAAGGTTGATTTGATATTAAATCAATTAATCTATACTCAGCGGTTGGAGTATATTGAATTTGAGGAAGATATTCTAAACCAGTTGATAAATCTACTTCAAAATCAGTTAATACTGAACTAATGTTATTATTACCAGTAGAATAACTAGTAGCATTAATACCAAAATTTTTAGGTGTGCCAACATTTGAAGGATAAGTTGGAAGTAATGATGAAGTAAATAAAACTGATTGAATTGGACACCAATTAGGAGCTGTTGGATAGTCTTGAAGACAAGTTAAACCAGTAAAAGAAGGAGTAGTATAAGTACCATTTGATTTATCGATAATAAATTGATAATTCTTACCAAATGCTATTAAATTACCTAAACCTAAATATAAAAATGGAAATGATGAAAAGAGAACAAACGTAGGATTATTACAAAATATACTAATAGGATTAGCTAAAGTATTTAAATAGCCAGCTTGATCAGCAACTAAAACAGCTGTAGAGTTTGAAGTATTCCATTCTAAATAAGGAGCAAAAGCAGATGGTAAAACTTGACCACCAGCAATAACTGCTGCTTTAAGACCATTATAACAGGCTAAAAGAGCTACATTACATAATGAAATCCAATATTGAGGAGAATATACATAGTAATAAGCATTAGTTATATCTTGAAAGTCTAAAGGAAGAGGTGGAAGTGGTTGAGATTTATCTTGAGGAGAATATTGAATAAATTGTTGATAATTAAAAGCTTTATAAGACATAGTAAAACTATAAATAGTATCATCAGTTGAAACTGCCGCAAGATTAACTTTTACTTGTGGGATTATTACAGGTAAAGATGGTGTATCAACTGAAAAACGAATAACAGAACAATAATATTCGCTAGGATTTGATAAAATTGGTGTTGATCTAGTATCAGTAAATGATAATACAGGAGGACTATCTGTACCACTATATTGATTATTAGTAACTGATAAATCATAATAAATATGATCAGGATTTATAGAATTTACATTTGCTCTAGTAGGTAACATTATATATAATATATAATATAAAATATTTTAAATATAATTATATGGAAACAAAGAATAAAGAATTATGGCAACTAATAAAGGATATCGTAATGGATAATGAAACATACGGAACAAAGGCTGGACAATGGTCAGCTAGAAAAGCTCAGTTCGCAGTTAAATTATATAAAGAATATGGTGGTGAATATACCAGTAAATTAAAAGAAGATAATTCATTGAAGAAATGGTCAGAACAAGATTGGAGAACTAAATCAGGTATGAAATCTAGTGAAACTGGAGAAAGATATTTACCAAAAAAAGCAATAGAAGCTTTAACAGATGCTGAATATAAAAAAACTAGTATGCTCAAAAAGACAGCAACAAAGCAATATTCAAAACAACCAGAAGAAATAAGTAAGAAAGTCAAAAAGTTCAGAAAATAAAACCATAAATACTAAAAGTCATCTTCGCTACGCTCAGAAGACCGCGCGCGACTGAAAGGAGCGCGGGTTGGTGTCATTGACACCATATAAATTTAACAAAAAAATATGTTAATAATTATACTAAAGTAAAGAACCATCATAAAATAGATTATTCCAAGATATTTACAGCATATTTACGTGTAAAATATATGGAATAATAACGTTATTATTACACCATATTTACGTGTAAATATCTAGTAATAATCTTATTTTATGGTATCATTACATAGTTTTATTGATAGTTATATACATTATATATAATTATTAATATATTTATGGTGTCAAAGACACCATCCCGCGCTCCTTTCAGTCGCGCGCGCTGTCTTCTGAGTGTAGCGAAGATGACTTTTAATAATTTATTGGTAGATAGTCAAGGAATCCACTATTATTTTTTTTAAAGACCATAAAGAAGTATCGACCACGCCATTTTTTAACTGAACATACTATTAGTTTATTTAAGTACCAACCTTTACTATTTAATATTTGTAATCTTTTAGGTGTTAATGTAGCCAGACATCTATCATTTCCTAAGAAAGCAATACCTTTATTTACTTTTTCAAGATAGTAATTTAGTAAATACCAGAAAGAATTAACTCGACCATTATCACCATCTAATTGAAATGGTGGATTGGTGATAATCCAATCTATATTTTGATTAAAGTTTTTATAATCGAGACCTTCTTCTATTTCTGTATAGTGCTTTATATTGCCTATTGGAAAGTTATCATAAAATGATCCTTCACCCTTAAATGGTTCATATAATATATCATTTGGCATAATATCTAATTTTAGTATTAATTGTTTAGCTAATTCTGATGGTGTTTGATGTAAATAATAAGCGTTATCTTTCATATATATAATTTAGATATTTAATTTTAAAAATCTAAATTATTCAATCTTCTTGAGTTCTCCAATTGGTATAAAGTAATATAATTTACATTGATCATTATAATCACCTCTTAGATGTCTTTTAAATGGCTTACAATCAAATTTTGAGAATTTCATTAGATCGTAATCTATATAGTATAATCCATCTATAAATTGAAATATAAATCTTTGGTTATCAGTAAATATTTTATCTTTACCTATTAAGGTTGTTGGATAATCTTTATAGCAATTACGACGTGATTTTAATTCATAATAATATTTTTCTCCTTTGTAATCATATACTGAAAATGGATTCTCAGCTTTAGTTATATTATCTTTAAAGTGTTTATTTATTTTGGTTAAAACATCATCTTCTTTTGCTGTTCCGAATGCGTAGTCGTCTTTGAATAACATTTCTTTATATATAATCTAGATATATAAATAAAAAAATCTAAATTATTAATTCAATTTATTTTTTATCTATATAATATATATATAATGTCTTGGAATATTGCGCAACAACTTAATAATTTAACCTATCAAGTTAATGATTTAGCAAATACTTCAGTAGCTAATCCTATGGAAAAAGTTTTAGATTGTGCTGGATATGATTTAAATAATGTTAATGTGATTGATGGTGGTGTAAATCCTGTTGTAATAAATACTGATAATATTGGCGGTATTCAATTAAATTCTCAAGTTTGGGTTGGTGATTCTTATCTTCAAATTCAGAATATTCAACCTAAAGATGCTTTCAATGTTATTAATGCTGGAGTAGATCAAGCTAATATTGTTGTTGGTCATTTTCGTGTTGATCAATATAATAATGTTGGAATTAATAAACTAAATAGTGATGATTTAGCTGCTCAACTAGATGTTAATGGAAATGGTCGAATTAGTGGCAATTTTTTTATTGGTGGTCAATTAGAGTATGGAAGTTTATATCCACCTCTACCACCATCAATTGAAAGTGTAAGTGGTTCTGGTGCTGGTATTTCAGTTGTTACCACTGATAATAATGTAGTTATTGAAAATACTGGTGTTCAATCTTTTAGTGCTAGTGGTGGTATAGTAAATAATGGATCAGCAACTAATCCCGCATTAGTTAATTCTGGTGTATTAAGTGTTGGTGGTGCTCGTGCTATTCGTAGTAGTGGTGGTCAAAATCCAACAATTACTGCTGAATGTGGTTATGGTATCATTAATGATATAAATACTAATTTAATTCAACCTTTAACTTATTCATCATATCCATCATATGACACATCTAATAATATTGCTAATGGAAATCCACCACATCCAGAAGCTTTTAATGCTGGAAAAAATGCTATTACAAATAATACTGGTTATTCTATGAATTTTGTGTCAGCAACTGGTGGTGGTGATTTAGTTCTTCAAGTCTTATTTGATTCTACTATTAATGTTCCTCGTAATATTGCTTCTTTTTATGTATTTAATAATAATTCAGTAAATAATATGTGGTTATTATTCTATAAAGTAAATGCTAATGGAAGTATAACAAATACTGGTGGATTTACACAGCTTAATAGAGGTCAATATATTGAATGTATTTTTACTGGAACTGGTTCTGGTAATAACTATATTATTAATAAACATACTTCTTTGACTTTTGATGCTCCTTAATTAATTTAATAATTTTATATAAATTATTAAATTTAAGAAGCCATAGCAATCCAAGGTGTCTTTATAAATGTAGAAGGACCTGAAAGATGGTTAGCAGTAGCACCACAATAATTACTAGCATAATTAAAATATACATTCCCAGAAAGCCCACCAGTTCGTTGAACTACTACAAATTGTCCAGCATTTCCATTTGTGGTTGTAGCACCTTCACATCTCATATAATTAAATATACAATTTAAACTTGGTGTAATAGCAGAAGTTCCCATTCCAGCAGTATTACTAAATCTTATACAGCATTTAGATCCTGTGCCAGCATCTGATGCTGTTGAAGTATATTGAAGAATAGATGAATTAATATTCATTGTTGTAGGTGTAGAAGTATCATTTTGAAAATCAATTAATGGTAGAACTGTGCTAGTTGCGTTATTTTGTATTAAATTAGCACCAAATAAATTAACTCTTCCTTGCTTAGTTGTTCTAATTAATTGAACACCTGAAGAGGTAGCTGGATAGTTTGTAATTTGAGTATTAACAATTGAAATTGAAGTATTACCTCCAATATCAATAGCAATAGTATCAATAAAATAAACAACACTATTTTGTAAATTAATGGTTCCAAATCCACCACCAGTTGAAGTATCTGTTAATTTAATAGCTGATACACCAACATTTGATAGAATAATACAATCTGTAATTAGTAAGGTTTGATCATAGGCAGTAGCATTATTATATAAAAGATTTAGAAATTGAACTGAAGAAACACCACCAATAATTACTGCTTGTGCTGAGCTTGTAGCATCCCAAGTAATAGAACCATTTATAAAAGTAGAAGTACTTAAAGAAGTAGATCCACCAACAATATATACATTATCTCTACTTACTGAAATATTTTCAGTATATGTACCACACGCAAGATTTATTATACAAGGTATAGTTTGTGTTGATGGAAGCTGTGATAAACAATAAGTTATTGTTTGATATGGATTTCCTATCTGACCAGTTCCAGTTGAATCTGATCCAGAAACATTACTTACGTAAAATTGATATGAAAATGCCTTAACTGTTCCAAAAGCACCAGTTGCTCCAGTTGCTCCAGTTGCTCCAGTTGCTCCTGTATCACCAGTTGCTCCAGTTGCTCCAGTTGTTCCAG